CTTTAACAGTAGCGTTGACATTCTTTATTAACTCTTCTCTTGTAATTCCTACAAGATCTAAATATTCATAAATTACAGGAGTAAGACTTTCTCCAACACCAATTCCAGGTTTGCTATGATCATATACTAGCGTGACATCTACATTAGATTTCCAATATTTTTTAATATAAGTGGCAGCCATGATACCTGCTGTACCTCCGCCTACAACTAAAATTTTATAAGTCATTTAGTTAAAGCAAACCACGAAGACAAGATATACTTGGTGTCTTTAAGTGGAGGATTGCCCCTGTGTGTATGAGTAAACGAACTAGGAAATATAACAACAGTTCCTTGGCGAGGTGGAATTCTTACACTTTGATGAATAAATTCTGTTTCACCGCCATCATTGATATCATTCAAATAGATAATAATACTTAAAAGTCGATTGGCTTCTTGTATACTGTTTTGTTCATGATGCCACATGTGATAACCCTGACCAGGTTTTGTACGCTGTATCTTAAACGGCAATATTTGTAAATTTTTAGCAAGATGACTAACACCATTTACAGTATCGGCATACGTAGCAATACATTTAGTTACTGCTTGTATTGCAGGTCCTGCTAATTGCCCATTAGTTAACATTCTATTAGTATCTAGTTCTTCTCCTAGATAGTATTGCTGATCATCTTTAGCACTAATAGGAACTTGATCTACTTCTTGACGGTTAATAGTTAAATCATACCCATTTAAATATTCAAAATAAGAACACACTTTATTACAGTATTCTTTTGATAATTCGTTAGGAAAAACTCCAATTAAATTTTCTATAGTTGATGTCATTCAGTATCCTCATAGTGGGAACTAACGCTATTTTTTCCAAGATTACGAACATTAAAATTATAAGCAACGCTAATTCGTTCATCATCGGTTAAATTATTAGGCGTAGTACCATGTATTGTACTACTTCTAAACACAATACACAACCCCTCTTCTGGATCTATACAAGTTTGGGTACTATTATCCACAGTTGGCCCGGTATGATCTGGATCAATTGAGTACATTTGCGGGCACGGATGCATGAACATTAGTTGTCCGCTGCCTTTTGGTGCTCGAGAGTAATATACAGCACTGATAAAGCTATTTGAGTGTACGTGAGGAGGATGCGTAGTTGCTGTGGCTGTACTAATATTAGCCCAACTATCAGCAATATACAATTCGTTGAACTCTATATTGTATCCACATTCTTTTACAAAATCAAATACTGCACTTTTTACAAAATAGTTTATTTTTTCAAATTCTTTAAATTTATGAACACCTGTTTTTGTTTGAAAAAAGTTAGAGCTACTGGTTAATAATTTGTCTTTGACAACTTCTTTAACACCGGCATGTATGGAAAAATCTAGATTATTATAAAACCCTACAGTAGTAGGGAACATACGAGCAATTTCTTTCATATCAACTCCACTAGGTCGAATATAGTTTGAAGTTTTGTACGTATTGTTTTGCTTGAAAAGCTATTGCGTAGACCTTGATGTAAAGGTTTTGGCGCACGGTCGATAGTTGCCCATGCCCAAGCAATGTGTTCATCACTTAGTTCAGGAACAAATTCTTTTTCTATAACACAGAGATAGGTATGAAAGTTAAACACTTTATCATTAGATACAAATGTTTCTAACGGAATTGTTTTTAAGATTTTTGGTATTGTACCAATTTCCTCAGCAATTTCTCGCTGTAGACCTTGCCATGGAGTTTCGCCAGTAATATTTGTACCACCAACTAAGCCCCAAGTTCCTTCATGCTTGCCATGTGCTTTTTGTAACAGTAAGAATCTTCGTGTAGATTTAGCGTAGAACAATGCTCCGCTACAAACTATTGATTCTTTTACAAGACTAGACTCCATCGACCTGATGTATATACACCCTCAAAACTTTTTGCCCAGGAAACTCCGTTCCACAGGTATTGTACTCCAGTGTATATATTCGTTTGCCACACTAAGGTGTCTTTGTCTTGGTTTGCGTGGAAAACTACAGTCCATGTTTCCCCTGTCCACTCAATAATATCGTTTACTTCTGCTACAAAATCATGTCCGTAAATGTCTTGCCATGCACTAGCACCTTTTCCAGGTGCATTACGTGTGCTGCCTATTTCATCAATGATCAAGTATCGTGTGCCCACAGCAATAGGCTGATCTGTATCTTGTTTTTGAGGACGTTTTGGATTAAATGATTGTGGATTTATAATAGCATCAAATGTGCCAGGACTATTAGGTCTATAGCAATGTGATAAATCGTAACCTAATTCGTGATCTAGTAAACCCGCACTATCAATTCCTGTGTTAGATGTAAGTGTATCAGGATTCCATTGAACATGCATGATTGTATAGTTCAACGGATCGATAGCCACAGTACCTACAATTTGACTACCATTTGCTTGTGTTAAAAATAGTCTACTTGAACCTGCAACATATTTTCCAGGGTATTGTTGCATAATGGCCATCCAGTCTACTGGTGTGCCTTGACGTTCTGGAATATCTAATGTAGGCTCCAATGGAACTGTACTTTCGTGTGGCTCTAATAAAATAGCTTGATTGTTGTATACTTCTAATTTATAACCAGTAATGCTGATAGTCAATTCGTCAAATTGATTTTGAAAAGTTGTAGTCGATCCTAATGGGTCGCTTGATGAACCTAACCCTTCAATATAAGTTCCGCTATTAACAGCAGAACCATGCATGTTATTAATAATTTTTGTAATAACACCCAAATGTTTGACCTTAACTGGCGGATTAATCCATATAGGAGTATCTAGTGTTATGGTAGCAATGTCAATTGGTGTGTCATTGCCTACAGGAACTGTTCGACTATCCCAGTTAATATCATTTAAGTTTAATACAGTTAAACTGGTCCAGTCAATATAATTGTCTGTAGTTTGTAGTTCTAGACTAGGATTGAACAAGACTAAAATCTGTTCAAGTATTTGTAATTTTTGATCTGTATTAGCACTCCAAATATCGCACTTCATAGTAAGTTTGAATGGTGTTGGCATCAAACGTTCAATGGTATAATTTTTTCCTTGTTCAGGCAAGTATTTGTTAGTGCGAGGATCTATAGCACGCTCGCGAATATTAACTGTATCTACAAAAGTTTGGTCAGCTAGTCTATCTCGATCCAATGCTAGAGCTGTAACATAGATACTGATACGTGGAACAGAGTTTACAATATTTTCACTGTTTTGTCTAATAATGCTAGCTACTTGACGTTCAGCATCTCCATACATTACAGGTATACGATGTAAACTACCGTCACCGTATTTTACCACAAAATTACTAAACGCACGAATAGTCTGCGTAATATATCGTCTGATTTGCGCATCGTAGAAGAATTGTATAATAGTACAACGGCGTTAAACCGAAGCCTCCTTGTTTATATAGATGTGCATTATAAATCCGCCTTTGGTCTAAGCACTTTGCTGATGCTTTGTCTTTGTTCTTCTCTATCGTTGTATAAGGTAATAGTCCATTGTCCAGCGTAAGGAATTGTCTGTTGTTCACCGCCAATTACAGGTAAATTAATTCTTAACAACAATGGACTTGATGGAGTTTTTCTATAAGTTGTAATTAAGTTTGGATAATCACTGACAGCATAATCAATTAGTATGTTGTCTAGTTTTAAAACTACATAAATTCCCACTGGAGCAGATGGTAAAGTTGTACTGATAAGACTAACTCCTGCATCAATTTGATCTTGTGTAAATGTTGCAAATGTTGTGGCAATTGCATCTGAATAAGTCCAAAGATTATTGTTGATAAATCCAGTTTTAAGTGTGCTACGAGTATCAGTTTGTGTCATAGTCATGCGTACACTATCTTCTACAGCTACCCATCCGCCTGTGCCAGAATCAAATCTAAACAATCTGTTAGGTAAGAAATCTACACGCAAGAAAAAGTCATTGTTAGCTGGCGCCGCTGGAAAATTAACACCAAATCCAAACGCATATCCGTTAACTGGAAAACCATCTCCAACCAAGTATCCTGTATAACCTGTACGCAATGGTACACCGTACGTACCACTGGCAAGTTGTCCTGCATTGCTAGCATTGACAGTTTCATCATCTGCGGCCTGTAGTGTAGTTTGCCCGCCAGTAGCACTGGCCGCAAGAGTATAAAATTGACGAGTTTCATAACCACTCTTAGGAGCATCTGCTTCAGCTTGGGCAACAACTTGATTGTTAATTTCAATTTCTTTATTATATGTACTGAGCAAATCTTTAAGAGTAGTTCCTGCAACTGGATCTCCATTGGCATCCAAGGCTTGCTGATTAAAGATTTGTGCAAATTGCTGACTATCTGTAATTCGTTTAAGTTTTAATCTGTACAAATGTGGATACCAAGTTACGCTAAATCCTTCGCTAGCACGGCCTACATCTTCGATTACATAATAACGTGGTAAACTAAAGTCAAAATCGTTAAGAGCAAAATCGTCACGCAAATGCGGAAGTTCTATAACGTCCCCACTGATAGGTTTGCGCCCAATATACTTGATAAAATCGTTAATGTGTATGGTCATGTACAGGGTATCGTTGTCAATAAACAGGCCAAATTGGCTCAAATTAAAATCAATATTTTGTACATTATAAAGCCCGCGAATTCTGTAGATTTCCGAGTCGTATTTTCTGTCACGATTTTCTAAAAATAGCAAATCTTGTATGTTTGTTACTGCTGTATTAGCATAATTAGGCTGATCAGCTGTAGCATTAGCTGGGTCTGTACCAGCACCTAAGTATTTGTGCAGATAGACATCGGTTCCGCCAGCTTGAAACATCTCGCTGGCTTGGCGGTCAATGAACTTGTAGTCATTGCCCTTTTCTGGTTTATAAAGTGATAAGCGTGGCATAATGATATTTATCGAAGCTAAATATGTATGAGGAACTAATTATGGACGATTTCGCACCTACAACGCTATCCGACCCAACAGCTGAAAGAAATAAGGTATTTGACTATGTCAAACTAATGCTAGGCGACGGCATGGTTGAGGTGGAATTAGACCCAGCACACTATGAAGCGGCCCTGGATAGAGCATTAAATCGCTATAGACAAAAAAGCCCAAATGCTGTGGAAGAAAGCTATTTGTTTATAGAACTAATTCAGGATACAAATGAATATAAATTGCCCGACGAAGTTATTGAAGTTCGTCAGGTATTTCGTCGTGCTATCGGTTCAAGAAGTGGTATGGGTGCAGGTGGAACATTGTTCGAACCATTCAACTTGGCGTACACAAACACTTACTTGATGAGTGGTAGCATGATGGGCGGACTAGCAACTTATGAAGCATTTGCTGGTTATCAAAAACTAGTTGGACGTATGTTTGGTAGTTATATTGAATTTAAATGGAAACCAACTAGCCATTTACTAACAATTCTACAACGTCCGTTTGCACAAGGCGAACAGATTCTTGTACAAAGTTATAATTTCCGTCCAGACTGGGTCTTGTTACAAGATGTATATGCCAAACAATGGTTGAAAGACTATACCTTGGCTGTTTGTAAACAGATGTTAGGTGAAGCACGTAGCAAGTTTGCCAGTATTGCTGGCCCAGGAAGTCCAATTCAGATGAATGGATCTGATTTGAAATCAAGTGCCAAAGAAGATTTTGACCGTCTAGACAAAGAGCTAGACACTTATGTAGCAGGCGGAAGCGGCTATTATTTTGTACTAGGATAATTGTATGTCAATTAAAATTACAGATCTGCCATCAGAAGTCACGTTATCCGGCGCTACTATAATTTATGTAGTAGATCCTGTAGGCCCAACCAGCTATCAAAGTACGCTAGCCAATGTTTCTAACTACATGAAAGGCTCATTGGCCACAACAATGGTTCATGCTTTTGCTATAGATGCCAGCGGAAATTTGCAATACACACAAATAACTGATTCAAACGTACAACTACAGTCTGGCGGTTCAGATTTATATGCCACAGTAGATGTCGGAACAAACCAATATAGCTATAGCATCGACACCAGTGGCAATTTGATTGCCACGTATAGTTATTGATAAATATTAGAAATTGGAAAAACTATGAGTATAACCACTATAAACTTAGGAAAGATTAGATTAAACTGGCGAGGTAACTGGGCGACAAGCACATCTTACAGTATAAATGATGCTGTCTATTACGGCGGTAGTAGCTATGTTTGTGTAACAGCTAACACATCTGGAACTTGGGCAACAGACCTTGCATCTGCTTATTGGCAAATTATGGCCAGCGGTGCTACATCTAATACAACCGCAGGCGATATAACTTATTATGGTGCAAGTGGTAATATCAATTTACCTATCGGTAATTATGGTCAAGTGTTAACAGTCGGTTCTAGTGGTTACCCTATTTGGCAAAGTCCAGTAATTGAAGGCGATGTATTTTATGTTAGTATCAACGGTAATGACAGCAACAACGGTACTAGTTTAAACACCGCATTCAAAACACTAAAATATGCCTGTACTCAAGTAACTGGTCCAGCAACAATTTATGTCAAGACTGGTACATATTACGAAACTTTACCAATTACAGTTCCTGCAAACGTTTCTATCGTTGGTGATAGTATGCGTGATACAATTATTGCACCATTGACTGGAACAGCTAGTACAACATATACTAGCGGCGGAAACACAACCACATTAGTAGTTGCTAGCACTACTGGAATTTTACCAGGAATGACTGTAACTGGTACAGGTTATTCAGGCGGACAAAAAGTTGTCAGCGTAACTAATAGTACAACACTAGTAATGAGTGCTGTATCTAATACAACGCCAAGTGGTACATTGACATTTACATACCTAAGTACAGATGCTAGTCCTGTAGCTAATAATCTAAGTACTATGTTCTATCTAAGCGATCAGACTTTGTTACAAGGATTGTTACTAACTGGTATGACTGGGTTTAGCTATAGTGGTGCGCATCCAACAGATATTACATACGCAACAATTGGTGGCGTATATTTAAGATTAAATCCTAGTAGTAATATTACCAAGAGTCCTTATATTAAAGATTGTACAGCAAAAAGTACAGGCGGCGTGGGAGCTATCATAGATGGTAGTGTTCAATCAGGCGGTAATAAGAGCATGGTATTCTGGGCTTATAACATCGTTATAGATGGCGGTGTTGGTATCTGGTGTGCTAACGGTGGTAAAGCCGAAGCTGTATCAGTCTTTACTTATTATTGTTATATAGGTTATGCGGCCAGCGGTGGCGGCTTAATCCGTAGTATCGCAGGTAATAACAGTTATGGTACATATGGTGCCGTTAGTACAGGTTATTTAAGTACAGAAACAGCAATTACTGGCACTGTATATGGCGGCATGCTAACATATAATAATGCTTTAGCTACAGGAATTTTTACACAAGGCGAAACAATCACACAAGCTACTAGCGGTGCTACCGGTATAGTTACTAGTGTGCAAACTGGATACTTATATTATAAATCTACTAGCGGCACATTTGATACTACTCATTTAGTCACAGGTAGCACTAGTGGTGCTACAATGACTCCTACAGTAGTGGGAGGACAATCAAATTATGTATTAGTATTGAGCGGTGTAAGTGGAACCATTACGGCAGGTGCAAGTCTTCAATTTACATCTGGAGATACTACAGCTTATGTTGTCAGTGCTGTAAGTACAGCTACGGTAAATGGTACAGCAGTTACTATTTTAACATTGGCACAACAAAAAATTGTAGCTAGTGGTGACGGCGTCGGAGTTCAAATTCGTTATAACTTTAGTTTGATTAGATTACAGTCGCATGATTTTTTACAAATTGGTACTGGCGGTATTGCTACAACAAACTATCCAGGAACACCGACGCAAGGTCCTACTCCAGCTAATCAAATTAACTACACGTTCCCAGGTCGTGTTTATTATGTGTCAACAGACGAACTTGGTAATTTTTATGTAGGTAACTATTTTAGTGTTAACCAAGCAACCGGTGCAGCCACATTGAACGCTAGTGCGTTTAACTTGAGCGGTTTGACTAGTTTGCGATTAGGTAGTATTGGCGCACAACTTGGCGCACAGATTAATGAATTCTCAACAGATGGAACATTAAGTCAAAACTCAGACGTTAAAGTTCCAACGCAACATGCGGTTACAACTTATTTAGGTGCTAGTTATCAAAATCATAGCCCTGCCTATGACACAGTAGTAACAACAGCTACAGCAAGTAGTGGTACAAATATTACAGTTGGCACAACTACTGGTATGGTTGTTAATATGACTGTAGTATTTGGCGCTAACTTAGGTAGTTTAACAGCACAAACTGTTTATTATATTTTAACAGCTAGCGGAACAACAATTACAGTTGCTCTTGCACCAGGCGGCTCGGCAGTTACAGTTGGAACAACAACTAGTCAAAGTGTTTCTGTTAATGCAGGATGGAGTTTAGGCGATCCAACTCATCGTTGGAGTCATTTGTATGTTGGTCCTGGATCAATTACACTAGGATCAATTACAATTAGTGATGTAAGCGGTACACTACAAGTTACAAGTTCTGGTAGTAATGCCAGTGCTAATATTAATGCTATTAACAATGGAACAAGCAATGTTACTGTAGCTAACAATGGAAGTGTAACTGTTGTTTCAGCAGGTACAACGGCAATCACAGCTACTTCGGCTAGTACAACAGTTAATAATAATTTAATTGTAAGCGGCACATTAACTGTTAACGGTTCTACTGAATATATTCAAGGTACTAACACAGTCTTAACAGATAACTTATTAGAATTACACGCACCAACTGGCGGTGTTGGCGGTACTTGGAGTTCTAGTGACGGTAAAGACATTGGTTTACGTATGCACTATTATGCTAGTGGTGCTGACCAAAACGCGGCATTATTATTAGCTAACGATACAGGTTATTTAGAATGGTATAATACAGGTTCTGAAAATGGTAGCGGTGATTTTGTATCAGCCACATATGGTACAATTAAAGCTGCTACATTTTTAGCAACAACTAGTATTGTTAGCAGCAGTACAACATTCAATCTTGTTAATACTACAGCAACAACCTTAAACATTGGCGGTGCAGCAACTACTGTAAGTTTAGGTGCTAGTACAGGTACAACAACTGTTAACAATGGATTAACAGTCACTGGTTCTACAACATTAAGTTCAGCATTAACCTATGGCGGTGTAACATTAAGTAATGCAGTTACTGGTACTGGAAATATGGTACTAAGTTCTAGTCCAACTATAACAAGTCCAAGTATTACTACAAGTATTACCACAGGCAGTACAACATTCGCATTAGCAAATACAACTGCTACTACAATTAATGGATTTGGCGCCGCAACTGCAATTAATGTGGCATCAAGTGCTGGTTCAGCTACTACGTTGTATTTAGGTGCCAACACTAATAATAATATATTAAGTATTTTAGGTAACGGTACAACTGGTACAGCAAGTTTAACATCTAATATAACTAATGGTACAACTAATTTGTTTGTTGGAAATGGTGGAACAGTTTATATTGGTGGGGCAGGATCTGGTGTACAAATTGGTACAAGCAGTGGCAACAGCACATTACAAATTCAAGGTAATGGTACAAGTGGTACAGCAACATTGACTACAAACGTAACAACTGGTACTGTTAATATGTTCACAGGAGCTAATAACGTCAACGTAGCTAGCGGTAGTGGAACAGTTTCTTTACAAGGTAGCACAGTTGTTTTAACAAATAATTCTGGACCATTACAATTTTATTTTAAAGTAATTGCTACTCAAGGTACGCCTAATTTAGGATCATACAAAGGTTATCTATTATTAGCCAAAGCATATATCAGCAATGGTAATCAATCTCTTAGCATTGTAGATGGTACATTTACTCTAATAAGAGGCAGTACAGGCAGTGGAAATAGAAATGATACATATCAAGTTGTATCACAAAGTGCTTATGGTTCAGAAAGGCTACAAGTATCTGTTTATCAAGATACTGGAAGTCCTTTTTATACTAGATTATGTAAAGTAACTTATAGCGGTGTAGTTTATCATGCTATAGAAACTACAGTAAGCGGTGGAAATCCAGATAACGGTATAACATTTACAGGTAACTACGCTAACACTACTCCTGTCTACTGTGATACCACTTATGTTACTTCAACAATCAGTACTACTGGTACCGTTGGAAGTATAACTGGAACTGGCCCATGGACAGCAACTATTACTGGTATGAGTTCAACTAGTGGTCTAAGTGTTGGTAGTACCATTACTGCTACCGCAGGTACAGGTACATTATATGGCGGTAGCCCGACAAGTGTGATAGTTGCCAGCATTGTAAGTAGTACTAGTATAACCTATACAGTAACAGGCGGTACGACTCCTACTGCCGGTACCGTAACAAACATAACAACTGCTCCTTCAATATCAACTTTTGGTTCAGCTTATGTGTACGATTCAAGCGGAACGACTACATTCCCTAACATAACAGCTGGTAGTGTGACATCAACTGGTACTGGTAGCTTTACGTCATATGTTACTATGGGTAGTTTAGTTGCTAACGATCCGGGTAGTAACTACTATTCATATACTCAAAGAATTGGCGGTACAGTTGGTATAAGTCAGGGTGTAAGTATTGGCCAAGGCAGCAACAGTTATACAGCACCTCCTTCAAATGGATTGTTATTATATGGACCATTATATGGCCAGCTGTATAGCTCTAGTACAAGCACAATTAACTTAACTGGAATTACAGCAGGTAGTTTTGTATGTTTGGAAGTTATTGGTTCTGCTAATCCTAACAGCGGCGGGGCCCCTTATGTTCACCCAATACATGCTTATGTATATTGTGCCACAGGCTACAATGGTAGTGCTGTCAGCTATTACATTTATACCCAACACGTTGCTCCTCCAGCAGCCAGTGTATCGGCTGGTCATGCATACAGTGCCAACGAAATGGATGCTTTCTTTTACAATGGAACTTCATCTGCGACCACAATAACTACTAGCACTGGCGGTTACTATGTTCAATTACAAATTTACAACTATAACGCAACTTACGGTTCAGGATTCAACGTGCGAGTTACTCAAAGATATTAATAATTAAGGATAATACAGAATGGCAAATTATACAGGTTCAGTGGGAGTTACCGGATATCCTCAGACTATTGGTAATACTGGTAACAATATAAGTTCCAATGCTTATAGTATAGGCCAGCAAGGCGCAAATTTTACGCATGTATTCATTCCTGCTACAGCATTCGATACTGCTAGTACAAGCTGGACCGTGATGTCAAGTTTGGCAATTCCGGGTCCTGGATACTGGCGTGTATGGTGTAACTTAAGAATTCGATGGGGCGCAAACAGCTACGGCATTGGCAGTAATTTATCTTCAGCTAATTCGGCAGGATCAACTTTTATTCCCACAACTAGCGGGGCTACTGGCAGTACCGGTACTACCAATGGACGTTGGATTATTGAGCGTGTAAGTGATAGTACTTTTGGAAATATTAACATAAGCCCAGAATGGATTGTGGCTATGCCAACAGGATTAACATATCCTTACACAATATATCTACAAATGTACGCTCAGTCTGCGGATGGCTATAATTTAATTCAAAATGATGGCAATGGCCAAAGCACATTTGCCGCATATTGTATTAACGGATATGGTCCTACCGGTTCAACAATTTATAGTTTTTAAAGGTTAACCAATGGCAAACTACACAGGATCCACGGGTGTTACAAGTTTTTTTAATACCCAAGGTAATACTGCTAATAATATAGGAAACGGTATAGTCTACGGCGGCGCTTTACAAACCGGGACTAATTGGGCGCATACTTTTATTCCAGCCACAGCATTTGATACAAGCTCAAGTGGTTGGGCAAATATACAGTCACTGGCCATACCTGGGCCGGGTATTTGGAGAGTATGGGCTAACTTACGCTACAAATGGAGCGGAGGCACCCAAGTGGCTTCGGTATTGACCACATCGAGCACAGGAGGTTCGGGTGAAATTCAAGCATACAGTGGAGCTACCGGTAGCTCAGGCACTCGTAATTGGAGATGGTGTTTAGAACAGCCTGTAGCTAATAGTTTTGCCAACATGAATATAAGCCCCGAATGGATTGTGTTTTTTCCTACAGGCCTGTCTTACCCTTATACAATTTATCTACAACAATATTCATATTCTTCCGATAGTGCTTACGCAATACAAAATGACTCAAACGGTCAAAGTACATTTGCGGCAATAATGATGAATCCCAATCCGGGCGGCAACGGTACTACAATTTATTGCTTATAAATTTAGCCTTTTAGTTTAAAGTTACCAGATTTGGAAATGTGTTAAATTCAGTCTTGGACATGATATTATATATCTTAGACTTATTTTGAACTAAAAAGTCTTGACCTTGTAACAAAACTGTTATATACTAGAGCTAACTTAGGGGGCTCTATGATTATAGGTGTGTGCGGTTTTATTGGTTCTGGCAAAGATACTGTTGCTGATTATCTAGTTAATTTTCACGGTTACAGACGAGAAAGTTTTGCTGGAAGTTTGAAAGATGCTGTTGCCGCTGTGTTTGGCTGGGATAGAACCATGCTAGAAGGGCGCACAAAACAAGCTCGCGAATGGCGTGAACAAGTTGATGCTTGGTGGGCCAATCGTTTGGATATGCCCGATCTTACTCCTCGTTGGATACTACAGCACTGGGGCACAGAAGTTTGTCGTACTGGATTCCACGACGACATGTGGATTGCTAGTTTGGAGAATAAACTACGAAATAGCAAGGACGATATTGTTATCAGTGATTGCAGATTTCCCAATGAAATTAAAAGTATTAAAGATGCCGGCGGTATTGTAGTCCGTGTAAAGCGTGGTCCAGAACCTGAATGGTACCGAGATGCCGCAGATATGAACGCTGGCGAACATTGTATGAATTGGGCATTAGCTAAAAATCGTATGAGCAAATTAGGTATACACGCATCGGAAACTGCTTGGGTTGGCACCAAATTTGATCATACATTAACTAACGATACCAGCATTGATGACTTGTACGCCAAAGTACAAGCTATTATAGATCCGGAACAAGATCTCCCTGACGCCAACGAACGCCCTCTTTATGCAGGACTCGAGCGCAGTTAGCACACACAGTTTTTAGATTAACTGGGCGGCAATTGTTTAAATCTCCGTCCACGTGAAATACTGAAAAAACTTCTGTATGCGGGCTACGGAATCCGCACTTATCACACTGATTCTTGGCACGGTATCCTGATCGGAACCACTTAGGAACACCAGAATCCCTTCCATGTTTGAGACACACGTTGCACAGACTTCTATAGAACGTTTTTCCGTTTTTCTTATAGTTTACAGCGGAGGGGCGCATACCGCAAGCACATAGTGGTCTCATGCTTTTATTTAATAAAAACCTGGCCTTTTTGAACCTTTTCTATGGTGCATATAAGGCATAAAATTCCAAAATGCTATAAATACATACAAGAACATGTTCACATGGAGATTCTAATATGGCTCAACTAAGTTCACCAGGCGTAGCGGTTACAGTAGTAGATGAAAGTTTCTACACACCAGCAGCCCCAGGTACAGTACCTTTAATCGTAGTTGCAACAGCAGCAAACAAAATGAATTCAGCTGGAACTGGTATCGCACCAGGAACAATGCCAGCAAACGCAGGTAAAGTATACTTGCTAACAAGTCAAATGGATCTTGGAAATACTTTTGGTATTCCATACTTCCAAACTGACGCAGAAAATAATCCAGTTAACGCTGGCGAATTAAACGAATACGGTCTACAAGCTGCACACAGCTTCTTAGGCGTAAGTAATCGTGCTTATGTTGTACGTGCTGATGTTGACACAAGTCAACTACACGCTCGTGCAGCTGCTCCAACAGGATTGCCAGCAGATGGTACATTCTGGTTTGATATTGCAGATAGCAATTTTGGTATTTTTGAATGGGACGGTGGTAGCACAAAAGCTTCTGATTCCGACTATTCAGAAACAGCACAATCTTTTGTTAACCAAACAATCACAGTTATCACTGACGCAACACTAGTTGGTGAAAACGGTGGCCCAATCAAGAGCTATGGCCAAGTTGGTGCATACGCTATCGTTGCAGCCACTACTGATCAAGCTGTTACATTGTGGTACAAGAAACAAGCAACTGATACTCTAGCAGGTACATGGGTAGAAGTTGGAACTAGTTCTTGGAAAGCCAGCTACCCAGCAGCAGCCGGAACTATTGCTCCTCCAGCAACTGGCGGCACCGCAATTGGATTTGGTCCTGCAACAGTATTTGAAGGTTATATCAGCGGAACAACATTGACTATTACTAGTGCTCCAACACAAAACGGTTCACCAGCAACTATTACTCCAGCACTAACTAATGGTCCATTGATAGTAAGCAATGATACTAACTACCGTAGTGGTACACGTATTACCGTACAAGTTGATGGTACTCCTGGCGGCATTGGTACATATACTGTTAGCCAAAGTTATCCTAGCAGATTTCCAAGCGGTTCAGGTAATATTAGTCTAAGTATTGACAATACACAAGCAGACACATTCTTGATCAATAGCGTACACATTCCTGTTGGATCAAGCAGTGTTGCAGACTTGGCAAGTAGTATTAACAGTACAATGAATGGTCTAAACATTGGTATTTCAGCAGCTGAGTTTAACGGTAAACTATACATTTATAGCGATGGTACAGCTAATGGCGGTACTGGTGAATTCCAATTAAATGGTACAGCAGTTAGCAAGTTAGGTTTGGAATCATCAACTACTTACTATCCACCAGCATTACAAATCAGTACACACTTTAACGTTCCAGCATTCAAGACCACAACAGGTCGTGGATACGGTTCAAGTACTACAGCAGGCGGTAAGCCAAGCGGTAGCGTCTGGGTTAAAACAACTAGCGTAAACAAAGGCGCAAATTGGGTTGTTAAGAAATATAATGCATCTTTAAATACATGGATCATTCAAAGTGCTCCAATGTACGCAAATGGTGCAGCGGCCTTAGCAGCTCTAGATCCTAAAGGCGGTGGTGCAAACTTGTCAGTTGGCACAACTTATGTCAAGTATGATTTGACAGGAATGGACGTTGCAGACTTTAAGATTTTTGCAAGAAGCGGAGTTGGTGCAACAGTAGTTACAAGTATTCCAGTAACTGTAGGCGGTTCAGGATTTACTAACGGTACACAATATGCGTTTGACATCAGCTGGAGCACAACTGGTGCTAGTGCATATACCGCTCCTACAACTATTACATTAAATAGTGGAACCGTAGGTTCATCAGTAGACGCTACTATTACACACATATTAGAACAGTTTACAAATATCTCTGATACAAATATTTTAGCAAAACGTGTTGGTAACACAATCAGCATCAGTCATTTAGCTGGTGGTGATATTGTATTCACAGACGGTGAAAATGGTCCATTATCTAAATTGTTTACAGCTGATGTTACAGCAAACTATCACATGACAGATGATGGTTCGTCAACAATCGCTAGCTTATGGGTATCAACAATCGCTGGACAAGGATTTATTGTTCCAAGTTTAACACCTCCAACAACAACTCCAGAAGATCAAACACTATGGTATAACAGCGACATTACTGAAGTTGATATTATGGTAAATGCTGGTCCTGGTAACGGTTGGGTAGGTTACAGAACTGCAGCTGGTAAAGCTGTAGTTAACGGTGGAGTAAGCCAAACAACAACAGACACAATGGGCCCAATCGTAAGTGCAACAGCACCCAAGACACAACAAGACGGATCAACAGCACTAAGCCATGGTGATATTTGGGTTAGTACAACTGATCTAGAAATGTTCCCAACAATCTATCGTTGGGATGAGTTGAATAAGAAATGGGTTCAAATTGACACAGCAGATCAAACAACTAGTCAAGGTATTGTATTCGCCGACGCTCGTTGGAGTGACAACAGCATGTTAGGCACACCACAAACAGGTGCAGGTGCTCCAGATGCTATTGCTGATTTGTTAAACAGCAGTTATGTTGACCCAGATGTAGAAGATCCAGCATTATTCCCAACAGGAATTTTACTATGGAATCTACGTCGTTCAGGTTACAACGTTAAGAAATATGTTAAGAACTATATTGACACAACAGCATTAAACACAATGTACGGTAATGCGTTAATGACTAACTATCATCCAGATCGTTGGGTCAGTGATGCTCCAAACCAAATCGATGGTGCAGGAACATTTGGACGTAAAGCTCAACGTGCTGTAGTATTGAAAGCTCTAACAGCAACAATCGAAAGCAATCAAAACATTCGTCAACCAGACACAGTTATCTATAACTTGTTAAGTTGCCCAGGATACTTAGAAACACTAAGCCCATTAATCAGCTTGAATACAGATAACGGCCAATCAGCGTTCATCGTTGCAGATAGCCCAGCACGTTTAACACCGGATGCTACAAGTTTAAGCAACTGGGGTAACAACGTAAATGGTGCAGCTGTAGACGGAGACGAAGGTCTAATCGCTACAAACAGCTATGCAGCTGTTTACTATCCATGGGGTTACACACAAGACTTAACAGGTAACAATGTTGTTGTTCCTCCAAGTCATATCATGTTGCGTACAATCGCTCTAAGCGATAACGTTTCTTATCCATGGTTTGCACCAGCTGGTGTACGTCGTGGTGGTGTAACAAATGCTAGCTCAGTTGGTTATGTAGATGGTCAAACTGGTGAATTCCATACTGTTGCTCTAAACGGCGGACAGCGTGATACATTAGCTGGAATCCACGTTAACCCAATTACATATCTTGCTGGAACAGGTTTGGTATGTTATGGACAATACACACGTCAATTAGTAGCAAGTAGCTTAGATCGTATCAACGTTGCACGTCTAGTAATTTACTTACGTTACCAATTGAATAAGATTGCTAAACCATTCATATTTGAGCCTAACGATACAATTACACGTAACGAAATCAAGCAACAAATTGAAAACATGCTTCTTGAATTAGTTGGTCAACGTGCGTTATACGACTTCTTAGTTGTATGTGATAAATCAAATAACACACCAGCTAGAATCGATAGAAACGAGCTGCATGTCGACATAGCAATCGAACCAGTCAAATCAGTTGAGTTTATCTATATCCCAATGCGTCTAGAAAACACTGGTGCTATAGCTGGTCTTGGCGCATAATTAGGAGAACATAAATGGCAATCGCAGCATTATCAAATTTTACAGTACCACTAGCTAGTGACCAAAGTGCAGGTTCACAAGGCATGCTAATGCCTAAACTGAAGTATCGCTTCAGATTGAACTTTGAAAACTTTGGAAAATCTAGCCCAACAACAGAACTTACAAAACAAGTTCAAGAAGCGGCTCGTCCAAGCGTCAAGTTTGCAGACCAAGTAATTGATATCTACAATAGTAAGATTCACTATGCAGGTAAACCAACTTGGGATCCTATCACAATTAAATTGCGTGATGATGTTACTGGAGCTGTTACTACACTAGTAGGCGAACAAAACCAGAAACAATTCGACTTCTTCGAACAAAGTTCTGCAGCTGCAGCTGGTGACTACAAGTTCACACTACGCATTGAAATGCTTGATGGCGGTAACGGCTCAAGTGCTCCAGTTGTGTTAGAAACATGGGAACTTTATGGTTGCTATCTAGCAAGCACAAACTGGGACGATATCAAATACAGCGAACAAGGTGCTGCAACAATCACCATTAGCATTCAATTTGATAACGCAGTTCAAACAACTGGCGGATCATTAGGATCACCAACACCAGTTAGATTGACTCCTGGCGGCACAAACAGTATTGGTAGTTAATTAAGAAAGCCTAGGCAACTAGGCTTTTTTATTGACTGATCATTAAATGCTCAGTTTATTTTTTCGATAAATATTAGCATGGCCTTCACTCCAAACTCTGAATTAAAATCTAATACACCTATGGTGTTTAAAGATTGGCAACATGCAGCCGATCTGTTTAATGTTGACCAGTTTAGACTAGCTCCAAAAAGCAACTTCTTATTCCATGTGGCTTTTGGAATAAATCAAGGAGCATTACAAAATGCACAGTTAGTTCAACGCTATGGCCAAGAAATAAACATGTTGGTTAAGAATATCGACCTTCCAAGTTTTGGTATTCAAACAGAAGTTTTAAATCAGTATAACCGTAAAAAAGTAGTACAGTATCAAGCAAAGTATAACGAAATTGGTATCAAGTTCCATGACGATAATATGGGCTTGATTAATCAGCTGTGGCAAAATTACTTTACCTACTACTATGCAGATTCTAGAAGTGCTACTAAACCAGGAGCATTTGCTAGAAACGCTACTCAAGGATATAGTAGTGCCATGCCAACTCCTTACGGATTTGATAACGGAAGCACACAGCCATTTTTTAACTATATTAAAATTTATCAAATGGCACGTCATGAATATGTTTGCTATCAATTATACAATCCTATAGTGACCAGTTGGAACTATAACAAAGTAGATTATAGTAATACAGGTGTACACGACTTTGATATGAAAATTATCTACGAAGCTGTTAGTTTCAGCGCAGGCGCTGTCGAAGCTGGTATGCCAGAAGGATTTGGCCTAACACACTATGATAGTAATCCAAGTTCACTAACTGGTACTACTAGTGCAACCGCTGGCGGCCCAAGTTTTGTAAACTCCATAGATTCAAGTACTATAGCACCGGGCGTGTTACAAAATGCAATTAATACAGTTAATCAAAATCAAAATTCAAGCGGTGGCATAGGAGTAGGCAACTTGGTTGCAGGAGCAGGCTTATTAACGGCAGGTATTGGCTTATTCAACGCTGTCGGCGGGTTGAGTGGTATTGGCAGTGCTATTAGTGGTGCGGCTAGTGCTGTAGGCGGAGCAATTAGTGGTGTTGCAGATACTTTATTCCCAGGTTCTAATAAAAACGCTACTGATTCTAATAGTACTACAAATGACGCAAACACTACTCAATCATCAAGCGATAGTCCAGCACCAAGTAACGATCCTGAACAATCAAATCCAGGAAGTGCAAGTTCTGATGAAGCAGCTCCAGTAAATACTCAAGACGGTACAGGTACTCCAAGCAATCCGTCCGACGAAGAAAGCGGAACATAATATGATAAGAACTAACTTACCTCAACAACCACAAACTAACGTACAAAGTGTACGTACTTTCTTTGATAATTTTTTTACAAAGACAGTAAGTTTTCCAGCAGAGCAGATTGATGCTACAGTAGCTTTTTTTGCTAAAAGAGGATTTGATACTAATAGTGCAAACAGTATTGCTATTACATTATTAAATCAAGCTAGAAAAGAAAACGTTCCTGTTTTTTCTTTAATTGATAGTTTAAAAGGCTTAACTGATATTCAGTTAACACAAGTGGTAACACAGGTGTTAAATGCCAGTAGAGAAAAAACTAGTCTGCTAGGTTATAGAATTGCACCAGCTACAGATAGTTTTGAATCGCGCAATATACTAGTGTAATATGGCTAAATTTGCTCGTGGAAAATTCGTAATGAAGAACCCTGGGAAATATGTAGGAACTAAAACTCCTACATACAGATCCAGCTGGGAACATACATTTATGAATTTCTGCGATACTAATCCTAGTATAATCAAATGGGCTAGCGAAGCTATACAAATCCCCTACAGAGATCCCCTAACTAACAGACAAACTGTTTATGTTCCAGATTTCTTTATACAATATGTAGATAAGAAAAATCATGTACTGGTTGAACTAATTGAAATTAAACCAGCTAGTCAAACAATATTAGAACGTGTGGGCAAGAACAAATACAATCAAGCACAGTTTGTTAAGAATCAAGCCAAATGGGCTGCGGCAACCCTTTGGTGCAGACAACAGGGCATAAAGTTCCGTATTCTTAACGAAAATGATATCTTCAGCAAGGTATAAGCATAAGTAATGTTATGACAATATATCTTTATAAAAAGACTCATAATATTACAGGTTTACAATACCTAGGCAAAACTATAAAATTGTTAGACGGCAAAAGAATTTGGATAGAAAAGGAATCGGCATGACAAAAAAGTTGGAGGAAATTCTCAACTTACCTGAAAGCAAGAAAATTGTTAAGCAGGAAGAAAAAAATCAGTTAAAAGCCGAAATGGCCGCTCCGTTCCTACGAGACATGCATGAGTTTGATAAAATTGCCTCAGCACTACCACAAGTTAAAGGCTTGGGCGAAGCAGGAGATGCAGAGCTTGATGAGCTAGCACGTAAAGCTACAGAAGCTTATGACGATATTATGGACTTGGGCATGAACGTAGAAGCACGTTATAGTGCTCGTATGTTTGAAGTAGCGGCCAGCATGTTAAAAAATGCTATCGATGCTAAAACAGCCAAATTAGACAAAAAATTAAAAATGATTGATCTACAGCTTAAAAAACAAAAGTTAGATCAAGATGCAAACAGCGCAGACGAGGGTGTAACAATCCAAGGTGACGGAGTTATTATCACGGACCGTAACAGTCTGCTAGAAAAACTCAAGCAGATGAAATAAATACAGTACTGGGATTAACATATGAAATCATTTAAAGACTACCTGACAGAAAGTGTCAAAATTTACGAGTTTAAAGTAAAGATCGCTGGCGAATGTCCAAAAGATTGTGCTTCTAAACTTAAATCTGCTCTTGCACAATTTCACGTACAATCGTGTAGTGCTGGCAAAAGTACACCAATTCAAGAGCGTCAATCAGAATTTCCTGAACACAAAAACGTTGCTACAACAGTATTTGATGTTGTAACAAGTTATCCGGCAACTAGTCTTCAAGTACGCGATATGGTCAGCGAACGACTAGGTATTCCTTCTGCTAACATAAGAGTTAGAAATTTACAAGAAGAATTAGAAGACGAAATCAATCATCAACACGATAAAAGAACACACAAGGCTGTAATTGGTACAGACTATGAGCCAAGCAATCATCAAGATTTAGTTGGCGATAAACGTAAGATGAATTTTTTACAAGAATTAAACAAAGACAAAAAATCAATGGAACAATACACCGGTGTTAACGATGAATTGTTTTCTAAAACAGGTAACTCAAAGAAACAGCCAGAAATGTCAACTGAAGCTAAGGCTGGAAAAAGTGTAGTTGGCTCTAGCAAAGTGAAACTTCCAGATCCAATGCGAGGAGCATAATATGAACTATAAAGATCTTTTAACAAAATTACAAGCAATCGAAGAAGGACATACTCCACCGATTGCACCAACACATACCGATGGTCCTGCAGAAGAAGAAATGATGGGCATCTCTCTTCCAATGCCAGGCATGATTGGTCACGAAGAAGCACCTAAACAATCTGACAATGTTAGCATGAATGTTAGTTTAAATGGTCAAGGTGCTGGCGGTGTACGCGATCTAATGAACATTCTTCATAACATTGAAAAAGGTGCAACTGGTGCAGAGCATGATGATATTGTGTTTGGCGAGCCGGGCGAACAGCACGAAAGACATCCACACATTGGTGATGATGAAATGGAAGAAACAATGGGCGACAATGGCCAAACATTTGGTAATAGTGTCCATGGTGATCATGGCACACACGTACACGGTATCGATGCTGTTACAGCTACAGGCGATGATTTGGCTAGCAAAGGCAAAGCAAGTCCACTACAACGTGCTCCAGGCGTTAACCCATTACGTAGACCAATGGAAGAAGGTCTAGTTAAAAAATTACAAAATTTATATAACGAAATTAAAACACGTGATTTAAATGAAAATGTATTGACGGATGAAACAGGCCATACAATGCAACATATCTTGCACACACATCAGCGTGATGTTAGAGATTTTGAACAAAACGGCGATATGAGCGATAGCTTGTACGATGCACTATACGATTATTACTTTGACGATATGCCATACGGTGTTAAGAAAGCTCGCGATGGCGACCCGTACGAGTGGATTAGTGATCGTTTTGCAGATGATTTAGGCATTAGTGAAACAGTAGCAATGAATCAACAAGTTGAAGAAAATCAAGCAGGGCACGACTATCAAACTGGTGAGCCTTTAAAACAAGGCCCGGACGGCAAATGGTATAACAGCAAAGGCGAAGAACGTGATCCTATGCATGGCGGGCCATTACGTCCTGATGGAAGTGCAACACTTAGAAGTTTAGTACCTAAACCTCCTAAACCTTCGGCAAATATGGATAAACCTAATCCAGCACCAACACAACCTACAAATATTACACCACCTGCAAATTCAGATAACAGTAAAATATCTATAAACATGCCAGAATCGGTACAGCTAGCAGAAATGTTGAAGATTGCAGGATTAAAATAAAAGTTTCGTCGCAGTTAGCACTCTGTTTAACAGTGCCAAATAGCTCCGTAGGGAGCTATTTTTTTCGGTAAATTTTCTAGAAGGTATTTTAACTAAGATATATAAATAACTTTATGTTTAAAGAAAACAAATATTATCGATGGTATTTTCAAATAATTAAAAACGCTCAGGGCCGCGTATTAGATATATACAGCGAGACTCATCATATTATACCTAGATGTTTAGGAGGTAATGATTCTAGAGAAAATTTAGTAGAATTAACAGCAAGAGAACATTTTATTTGTCATTGGCTGTTGACAAAATTTGTGTTAATTGGCAAAGAAAAAATGGATTATGCGTTATGGTTAATGATAAATGTAGAAAATAAGCTCCAAGAACGTTACAAAATTAATTCTAAAACTTATGAAATTTTAAGGACTAAACTTTCTAAAACATTTAGTAAACAACATACGGGCAGGAAAATGTCCGAAGAAACTAAACGAAAGATTAGTGAAACAAGGAAAAAGAAATTTAAAGACGGCACATTGGAAATAAAAGTATATGATACTACTAGAAAAAAACTTTCTAAAAATCGTTCTGGGTATAAACATACACAAGAAACAAAAGATAAAATAGGAAATGCTCATCGAGGAAAAGTAATATCCGATGAACAGAAACAGACATTGTCCGAAATCAATACTGGCAAACAATGGGCAGAAGAGACAAGAACAAAACTTAGCAATACCCTTAAAGATGATTATAAAT